GGGCAGGGCCATCCAAACGCTCTAGATGCTAGCGTCGAACAACATCTCGCAGCCATAGGTGTCATCAAGCTCGCCCACGCCATAGATGGCAGTAGCGTTTAGCTCGAATGCACGCAGTGATGCGTCCCGTTGTGCTTCGATTTGGAAGTCGCGCTTCATAGCGATAGCTAAAGCCTCGCGTGAGAAGACAGCGCCTTTCGCGTCACCAGAACCATCAACAGTCACATTAGATGACTCGTAGATGTCGATGCCAGCGATGGTTCCAACGTAAGCGTTAACCATAGCTGTGTTCTGCGCGTCACCACCATTGGGGTTAGCGAAGGTGTTGGTCAGGTTAGCTTTCAGTTGATACGCTTGGAAAGGGTTCACAACTGCGAAGATGTCGCCTTGTGCCTTGTTGTTACGCAAGGTAGCAGCAGCTTTGAACAAGTCAGCCACAGTGATTTCCTGAGCGGCAGCGCCGAAGGAAGTGCTGAAGCCGTCAAACAAAGCAATCAGGTCTGCGTCCATCTTGGTAGCGATTGCGTTACCTAGTACCGTGCCAAGCTCTTCAGCAGGGTTGCCAGCGCCCATAGCAGCCAGATCAGTCAGAACAACCTGCGCACCTACTTCAGCGACAGTGATGTCTACAGAAGAAGTGGAAACGGTTGTGCTGGTCAAGTCTGTGCCTTCAGTCAGGTCAGCAGCAGTTACAGCAGGGTACTTAGGCACTTGGATCACTTTGCCAGCTTCGTCACCAATGTTGTACATCGTGACCAATCCCATCATCAGGGACTCTTCTTCAGCAGTGAAACGTGCAGCGGCAATGATGTCGCTAAATAGATCGTCAAGGGTTGTGCTAGTTGTAGCAGCCATAGTTATGTCCTATATCATCAATGTGGTTTATTTGGTTTTCTTACGGAGAGCACGATAAGCCTCTCGGCCACCGTCTTCCCAGTTTTGAACCATGTCAGCCACAGATATAGGCTTCTGCGTAGAGCCACCAGCGTTACCCATTGTGCCAGCGCCACCTTGGGAGGCTCTGACGAAATGCGGGTTAGCCGTAAGAAAGTCACCCACCAACTCATCTACAGAGAGGGGGTCGGCTTTATCGTTGTATCTGACAGTGCCGTTATCGTCTAATACTTCAACCGAACCATCGTCGGAGAGTTTTACACGATTCCGCAGCAACTGCGACACCTGTTCAGAATCTACAGCATTGTGCCTGCTTGCCGCTGTCAGTAACGCACCGTCAATTTTGGTCGTTTCCAACGCTGCGCGCATAGACGCGATCTCCAGATCCTTCTTTTCGACAGTCTGCTTCAGTACTGACTCGAACTCGCCTTTTTCCTTTTGGCGTTCAATTGCCGCCTGTTCACGCTCAAGCATGAGTTGACGAGCTTCTTCGATGTCGATGCCTTCCAGCTTTTTGTCTAGCTTGCGCCTCTCCCTCTGGATTCGATCAGCAACTATGCGATCAAGCTCCTCTTGGGTAAAACGCTTGCCTTCCTCAACTACGTTATCCTGCACTGGTTGAGTGTCAGTGCTTTCTTCCATGACTTCTTCGCTCATGTACGAACCTCTTTCGAGTGGGGGGAGTATACCAGCTTCTGAGAAATGTCAACAGCTAGTGGTTATCTTTTAGTCGTTCGCTTCCGCTTGTTCATCGGCTTCTTTTTCTTCTTCGTCTTGCTGTGTCCGTAATGTCCCGGCATCTTTCTTTTTCCTCGTTTTCTTAGGTAGTGGCAGCAGTACGTTCACGATTCCATACAGGTCATCGAATTCCAGCTTCTCGTCTTCTGGTGCAGCCGCTGCCAGTGGCTCCAGTAGCTGACGAATTGCTGGTGGTATTGGTCGGCGAGCGACCAGATTCTTGGCTCGGTCTAGTTCTTTACTCATGCTATTCCTCCACGATTGGTAGCCATTGATGGCGGCAGTTGTAGCCCCCTCTCACTAAGAATGGATCACCGGGAGCCTTGCCTGCCCAGCTTCCAGCCCAAATCCGTTCTATTTCTTCACGGCTGTATTCTTTACCGACATGCTCTTTGCAGAATTCACGGCTGTCACGAATCACGTCACCGTAATACTCAAACTGGTCGATGCCTTGCTCGTTGGCTGTTGTTATTGTCAGCGTAGCCGAGTACTGATTGAGCGAATCCGTTGCGTAAGTTGTCGCATAGCGCCGTAAATTATTACCAAGCCGATCTGCGTTATAAACACTGTGGAGTCGATCAACCGCCGCCTGTTGTCTGGCTCCAGTTGCTTCCTTAGCCACCTCCACCAGTTGAGCAATTTCTTCTTGATCACTTGCTTGATAGATTCCATTGATCTGCCCTCTCACCTCTTTGATAAAGTCAGCCTTGCTTCTACCTGTCAGCGCCGCTTGATAAACGCCATTCGCTAGTGCTTCCAACTGTGATGTGGCCAACGCCTCAAAGCCTTGGAAAGATAGCCTCTGAAGCCCTGCAATGGCCTCTGGCGAGACTCTAGTGAACGTGCCATAGGTATTGAGCATCCCGAACTGCTCCGCTGCTACGGCTCTGTAGTCGCCCAGCATGTCTTGCACATCTGCCAGATAGTCTTCCTCCAGAATGCGCCGCATCTCTGTCCTAGCGTTAACCGACCACTCAACGTCGAACATCGCGCCGTCAGTGGTTGGAGCGGTCTGCAAGTAGTCAGCCAGATCGTTTTCTGTCATTTGCAGGATGTCAGTCAGCCTGCGCTGATGCTGGTCTGCTAACCGCTCAAGGAATTCAGCATAGTCATCGGCTGCTGCCATTACTCAGGCGCTGCCGGGAACTGACCGAGAACCTGCGTTGCTCCTTCGATCTCAAGGTGTGACTGGGCCAGCTTGTCATCATCCAGCACCAAGTCAGCGATCTGCTTGTCTACTTCCTGCGCGAGAGTGACTGATCTCACACCGCTGGACTTCATCTGTTGCAAGAACAAAAGCTCTTTGTCGTAGTCGCGGATATCAAACGAGTCAGGGTAAAACACCTCTGCGTCTGGCGTTACATCAAGCCAGTTGGCAACGTAAGTCCACAGATGCTCCTCTGCTAACTCAAGCAAGTCGGCTTTCTCTGCCAGCTTTGCGTTCAACAGTTGGAACTCAGTCTGCATCGCTATGCCTGACATCGTGACCGCATCGGTTCCCCGTACAGCACCCATCTGGGCCATGCGGTTAATAGACTCAACCTTGTCTTTTATGGACTCTCTTATGCTGGTGATGTTCTGACCAGACGGTTGCAACAGGTACGGCTGCACTGCGTTGTCCATATCATCGGGTACGTTGATGACAGCCCCCGCTCCCGCACTTGCGTCAGTGTCGTAGGTCTTAACAAGCGAAGGGTGGTTACTGATGCGGATTAACTGCTCAATTTCTGACAGTTCCTCATAAATAGCTCGCTGCATGTACGCAATGTCAGACAGGTCGGATATACCGATGCCCCTGTTGACACTACGCGCAGCAGGTACGAAGACAGCAGGGATCTTGCCCAGTGGGTTGTCGATCTCGCTGATCATCTGCTCTTTGTCGCCGTCAGACTTCCACTGTTGGATTGTGTCTTTGCGCCAGATGCGGAAATAACTCACCTTGGTTGTCGCGTCTTCTCTGTCCACCGCTTCACGCAGCTTGAGGTAGGTAAGCTCAAATCGACCCGATGGTGTGCGCTCCCACCTCCAGTCAAATACGTTCTCAGGGGTAAACAGCGAGAGGTACGGTCTGACCTCTTGCTCTAGCTCTTCAGCCCTTGTCTGTGCGTTGGACTCTGGCTTATCCACTAGAATCCAGACGTGCCCATAAACCGATGACCAGATTTGAGCCTGCTTCATGAAGCTGTTTAGACTTTGACCATCAAGGTCTGCGTCGTTAATCATCGCCTCAATAGACGGGTTGTTAGCCAGTGAATTCAGTATGCGGACAGGGGGAGTGCGCCACAGAAACGAACTGTAGATGTGGACAACATTCCGGCAGTGGTTGTCAATCGGCGTCAGGTTGATGCGTCGAGCATACTCGTTCTCTGACTCGTTGAAGTAGCCAGTCAGGTAGTTGCCTGCTTGATATTCCTCACCCCCTAGATATGAGCGAACGTAAAGTTCCCACCGCTTCTGATTGGCATCATAGTCCGGGTGCTGATATTCGATATTACTGTTCACTAACTCCACCTCACTGGTTGTTCAACTTCTCGCTGTTTCCTGATTGGGTATAGGTATTCAACCAAGTACCCCAGTGCGTCATTCATATGGTCGTAACCGTCATCTTTGTTGGGTTGGCTAGTGCCTTCTTTGTATGTCTGTCGTTCTAGCGAAGCGATTGTCTGCTTGCACTTCGGGTCAACGAACAATGACCGCACCCCTGACGTGGAGCGCAGCCTGCTGTTAACGCTGTTGATTCTGTCTCTAATCGCTGGGTGGCTGTTTCTCACCTTCACTGCGAACCCTGCGTTCTGAAGGATTGACAGGTCAGTCCTCCCTCCCGCACTGGTCTTTCTTTGTTTGCTTGCTGGGTCTGGGTAGATCGTTATGCGTCTGTCGCCATACCTCTGCTTGATCTCGTCAACCATCTCATCGGTGTTGCTGCCGTAAATCACGATCTCGTCCATTACGTTAATGGCAGCACCGTCTCTCACGCATACCGCTGCGCTCATTGGGTCAAGGTTAAAGTCCATCCCAATGTGCAGATCATCCCCAGCATCTAAGACTGGATGAACGCTCTCCTCTCTGCTGAAAGCGTAGTAGATGATGCCCTGATAGTTAACGAATCTGGCTTCGTACTCCTGCTGAAACGTCCTTTCGTCTAAGTCATTCCGCGCTGCCTCGACCTCAGCCTTATCAACATTACCGCCTTCGATGGTCGTATATTGGAAGGCTTTCCAGCCCTCCTCGCCGTCCGCGCCTCGCGTCCAGATGTCATAGAAATGGTTGCGCCCCTTTGGTGTCCCAATGAATAACGCAGAGCCTAACCGATCAGACAGCGATGGTCGGATCACCTCATACCACGCCTCTGGACGCATGTCTGCGAACTCATCCATCACCACAAAGTCCAGCGCCCTCCCTCTCAGATTGTCAGGCTTCTCTGCGCCCTTAAGTGAGATGGTCGAACCGTTCTTCAGGGTAAGCGATAATGCAGTCTCGTTGCGTTTGCTGACATACCCATCTGGGAGTGCATCGTTCAGCATCTCCCACGCTATCTCTTTCGCAGCCTTGTAGGTTGGCGCTACATACCAGCAATTCCTGTTCTTCTCCGCTAATGCGGAACCTCTC